CAAAACCTGCTCTGTCTTTAGCTAATTTAAAAACTTGATCTATATATATGTCTGCTTGTCTTTGAGTAATTTCGTAAGTTCCATTTTTAAATTCTTCTACATTGTCTGCACTAATTCTTATTTGATCAGATAATCCCGGTTTACTATTCAATATTTTTTGCATATGTTCAATATTAACAGCACTTCCTGGAGCTCCTTCTCGAGGAGCTCTACCTATGATTTGAGCTTTGATAGCTTGTTTAGCTGAGGGAGTTACCTTGTAATTTTTATTACTAAATATTTGATATTTTCTTTGTAGATATCCACCAGAAGATATTTGTTCTGTAATAAGACGTTTAAAAGTTTCTTGATCCATGACTTTATCGGATGCTGCAACTTCTGGTAAAGCTTTGAAAGCACCTGTCTTTTCCATTTTTTTGGATAAATTATCTATAACATTCTTTGCTTTTTCAAATTCTCTAAATAGTTCAATACTTAAAGGATTGTCTGGCGAAGAATTAAACTCATTGAATTTGGTTCCCTCTAATACATCCATAAAAGAATTCATTAATCTAACTTTTTGATTACCTGATAAGCCTCTTATGTCTTCTCTTTTTAGCTCTTGAGATATAGCATCATCAATGTTTTTTAGTTTTCTTTCTGCTATTTTCACATCGCCTTCAATAGCAGGAGCAATCAATGATCTCATCTTTGCAGTAACGGGATCTAGTAATCCTTTATATGTCAATGTTGAGGCTACTTTACCAACGGCTGCATCTAAAGTATTCACAGATTCTCCAAGTTTAAATCTTTCTATAGAGCCTCCAAGTCTTTCTCCAGCCGCATCAATACCTTTTCTTGGAAGGTAAGAGACTATCTCTGACACACTAGTTCCACCCTTACCAACTGGAATATTAGCAGAAGCTAAAGCAGTAGTTCCTTTTAAAAACCCTTTTATAGCACCTGGAATAACTGCCGTTGCTATTGCACCCTCGGCACCCATGTGAACCTTGTTCATGAACCTACGATAAGCATCCTCTCGTCCTTGAAGCCCGAGTCTTTTATCTGTTTGAAAAGGACCTTGTTCAAAAAAGTCAGATACAGTTTCAGTATTATCAGTAGATACAATAGCATCTGCCAAACCTGCTGCACCAATTTGTTGAATAGCTATACCAGTTTTTCTGGCTCTGCTTATATTACCACCTTTTTGAGCAAGCTTTGCAGCTCGTCTAAAATTTTTAGTGATACCTAAAGTACCTTTGGCTACTAAACCTGCAGCACCTACACCTGGTACACCAAACTGCACAAGTCCTTCGGTTATTTTTCCCGTCATACCTGCGGGATCAATACCTAATTTATTTCTAAGAGCTATGCCTTCTTCTTCAACATCTCGAGCTAATGTCTTTGTAAGACCAGAAGCATCTGTAAGTATTCCAACAAGTTCACCCACACCTTGAAACATACCTATAACACCAGAGGCAACACCTTCACCCATCTCTGTTAGGAAACCTTCGTATTTAGGATTTTCGTATGTGCCTTTAGCAGCCGTGGATCGTGTTTCGGGAGCCGCTGGTTGTTTAGCTAAATGAGTTTTAATTCTGCTAAGAGCTTCTTCGTCAGAAACACCATCTTCGAAGGTATAGTCCACACCTCCGTAGTTCAGAGTCTTACTCATTAGGATTTACCTTGGCTCAAGTCAACAGAAGTGTTTTTAAATAGTTTAGGAAACATTTTAATTGGAGCAGAACCTACTTTAATTTCTCCTTCATCATCTAGTTGATCTTCTGTAAGATACCTTTGAACCTCTTTATAAGGTATTTGATTTACATCAATTAAAGCTCCTTGATCGGTATACTGTCTAACTAGAGCCAACAAAGTTTCGGCTGCTGTGTCTGGTCTGTCTTTAGTATCTTTTATCCACTCTTTTTGAATTTTTTGCCACTGGTTTTGAAAAGTACCATCATTGTTTTTTCCGTCTTCTGTAAAAACAACACCCACACCAGCTACAGATTTACCTTTATTCATTTCTATGTTTTTTTCTGTATCTGTTTTTCTGTATGTTCTTGTATTATCGTAAATATCTTTGGCGATCTTTATACCCTCTGGAGTAAAAGAGTAAGAATTAGGATCAGAGATATCTACAGTATCCATAGTAAATCCATCTTTAGGTTTAATTAAACCTAACATGAAAGGAGTAGAAATAGCTTTGTTGTTTATAATAGTATTCTTTAAGGCTGCTTTAATTTTATTATCACTTAGTCTTTCTGTTTGATCCATCTTTTTAAGTTCGACCAAATAGTTAAGATTAAATTTCTTTTGTTCAAATTCTGCGTTAGCTTCGGCTATTCCGTCAGCCCTCATCTGTCCAACTTCTGTTGAAGTTATATTAAAAATTTTCGCTTTCTTATCTAATTCTAATGCTTCTTTTGCTAACTGCTCTGATCGTTTAGTACCTAATAATCGATACATAACATTGGTTGATTCTTTTCTGTCTGCTCTAAGATCATCTTTTAAATCACCAACATCTTTTCCAAAACTTTGTAGACCTGCACCTAAACCTTTGGATATGTTAGTCAAGGCATTAGAGCTTTCGCCTGCGGCAACTTGTAACCCAGCATTCATTAAGTTAAACCAGAAAGCTTGTCTTCTGTCGGAGTCATAATTTTTTTCTAAATCTCTAGGGTCATAACCGAGTAACTTAATACCCTCGTCATAAACGTCATCGAGACTAATCTCTTTGCCTTCTTTAGTAAGTTGACTAGTTAAATCATTAATCGCTTTATTGTATGTTGTGCCTGCAATATCAGTGTCTTTAAAATTTTTAGTTGTAGCAGTAGCTACCTTTTGCATAGCATTTGTTACTTCTTGATTTGCACCGATTAGAGCTGGATCTTCTGCTGCTGATAAATCTTGCTTACCCCTAAGATTAAGATTTTTACCAAAAGGCATTAATTTGTTTATATCAAACTCTTCTTTCTTTTCGTTGTCTAAAATATTTTTATTAGTATCATTAATATTAGGCTTTACTTCTGAAAGAGAAGTATCGACACTTTTATTTTCTAATTCTTTTTTGTCTTTTTCTTCTTTTAATTTATCTCCTATTTTAGAAGTACCAATCTCTCCTAATCCAAGGTCTTCGCCAGGACTCTTAAATAGTTGAAATTTAGGAGTGTTATACATAGGGATTTCGGGAACACCACCAAGCTTGTACCCCTTAACGGCACCCATCAACTCTGGCGATGATGCAAGAATACCCATAGGTTGTTTAGACATACCCGCTTGACGAAACATTTTTCTTTGTAAAGGATCATTCATTATGTTGCCCTCGACCCACCGAATAAATTACCAAAACTGCCCGCTGATCCTGCGGCACCAAGACCTGCAATACCTAAACCTAACAGTTGAGAACTGGTGCTTGGACCGGGGCTCGTGGTTGTAGAATAAGTTTGTTGTAGAGACGGAACACCTCTGAAGATATCAGACATGAAACCAACTTGTTGATAAGGTAATGCTTGTTGTGCAAGTGTGTTTGACCTTGCTACATCAAGTTCTTTCTGTGTTTGACCTTGACCAAGTGCACCAACACCTAATAATGAGTTTACATCTTGAACACCCATTTGTTGTCCTAGTTGTCCTAATCCCGCCGTTGCCGTTCCTAGTTGTCCTATTGATTGACCAAGTGCACCAGTTGTTTGACCCAACTGTCCAGTAAGTTGAGCTTGTCTTAATTGTTGTTGTGCTGCTTGTTGTGCGGCATTTTGTGCTTGAGCAAAACCTTGAGATCTTAATTGTGACCCAGTTCTTGCTTGTTGATCCATAACATTTCTTGCTATTTCTGCTTGTGCAATACCTTGTCTTGACCCACCAAAAGCACCTGCACCCACGGCACCTGCACCTAGTTGGTTTTGTTGCATTTGTCCTTGTCTTGCTATATCTGCTTGTTGTGCTGCAATAACGGATTCTGTAAAAGGATCCATAAAGTCTTGATAAGAAGTAGGTGTATAGTCGGCTTGTCCAGCTCGATCTATCGCAGTTCCTATAGTTCCAAGTCCAGTACCAAGAGCCTCGATCCCCGTTCCAAGAGCTTGAGACCCTTGTTGGAGATATGGTTGAAAAGAACCGACACCTTGCATTGCACTTGTTATAGCTTGTTGTTGAGCATCAGAAAGACCAGCTACTTGCTGATCAGCATAAGGCATTTGTGAACCTTCACCCGTTAATGCTTTTGCACTAGCAAATATATCGGATAGATATTCTTCTTGAAAAGGAGCTAACCTTACAACTTGTTCTTGTTTAACTTCTTGTGGATCTGCCATTATGCGGCTCCTTCTAATTGTGACATCATGTCATACATTCTTGCAGCACCGATATTTCTATCCCCACCGCCTGCACCACGAACTGCTTTTGCAGTTAAAACAAACTCACCATCTGATAATCTAGCAGGAACAGAATCGGATGTTCCTGTTCCAGGCCCTTCAACTTCGCCTCCTGCCGCCGCAAGAATGCCTACATCGTCCTCATCGTTTCGTCTGTTTCTATTATCTTCAAAATATTGTCTACGCTCATCTTCATCATCTAAATTATACATCTTATCGCCAATTCGTCCATACCCTAGTCTAGTTTTACCTACTGGGTAATCACGCATTTTTTGACCAGTTTTTTGTTCTTCTTCGCCACCTGCTAAACCTGCTAAACCTAAACCTGCTATACCAGCAGTTAATGCTTTGTTGTCTTTTACAAAATTACCTATTTGATTTAAAACTCCACTACCACCAGCTTCTTGTATTGCTGAAACGGGAGTTGTGGTTGTTTGATTCATCATCATTTCTGGACCCGATATATTACTCATGCTTCCAGTGGATGCAGGTAATTTTTCAAAACCTTTACCATATCCACTCATATACGCAGTACCACCTGCAAGTGCTGCATTTAATAAAGCTTGTTCTGTGTCTTGACCAGCTGCAAGAGAACCAATACCCGCTCCGATAATCGGTGCAGCTTTCTTTAGTGTCTTAGTGATGTTCTTAAAAATACCCATAGTCTATACTACCAATTAATCGTTTATTTTTCAATCCTATAACGCTGTTGTATTTCTGCTCTGTGCAAACTCTTGTATGCTTGCTACAACATGTAATCTATTTCCTGTTGCCGCTTGGACTTTTAATATTTCTGTGCCTTGTAAAACAAGATTATGTGTTAATAACTCGACTGTGGCATTAGCACCCACTGCTGCAACTTTAAATAAGCTGAAAACATCGCTACCATTTGTAAGTGTTACTGTTATTGTATCTGCATTACCCGAATCTTCTGAAACTAAAATAGAATTAATAACAGAGGCATTGAAATCTGCATCACTAGGAGCAGTATAAAGAGTAACTACACCAGTACCTGTTAGATCAGCTTTTGCATTTGTTATATTCTGTATATATTGAGGTATCGCAGTAATAAACATTATCGTCTTCCATCTGGTCGTATATCCACACGAGGAGTTCCAAGTTTCCAAGACACTCCTTGGTTCGTGGACTCTAGTTTCATGTTAAAAGCTCTACCTCTAAGTCTAACATCTACAATATCAGTAAACTGTTCTACTGGAGTTGATGCTGTTCTAGTTGATGCTCCAGAAGAATTAGTTGCATAGGGACTTCCAGGTCCATTCCTAGCTTGTAATGTAAAAGTTACAGTAGGGTTTTCTTCTGATGTTGATCCTTCGAATGTAACGTCTGGTATCAACTGACGAATAAAATTAAATTGATACCCATCTCCTATATCTATCTGGCTAGATTCAACGGATGCAGTCATAGCAGAACCATCGTCATCGTTACCGTTTTCATGATCAAATAAATATTGAGAACCTGCTCCAATAGGAAACTGTCTTACACCTCTATCATGCCAAGCAGTTCTACTTAGTGTTCCGTAGTACCATGTTTGATTAGCATAATTAAAAATAACATATTTATCATTTTCACTAGAACTAGCGGAAGGATAAAACCACCACACCTCTGACCATTGTGAATTCACACCAGCACAAACTTTTTCACTTTCAGAAAAATTAAAATCTAAAAATACTTTGTCTCGTACAGTACAAGGTAGTTGTTGAGCTCTTCCACCATTGAAAATATAAAAGTTTTCTTTACCCATCCACAGAACACTTTCATCAACAGCTATAGCAGATTTGGAACTTATGATAGTTATGTTTTTGGATAGTTCTTGTAAACCAAAAGTAAAAGGAGGACCTATAAATCTCATAGAAAAAAGACTTCTATCTGTAAACACTAGTATTTGTTGTTTCGTTTCTACTGCTTGTATAAATTCAGATCCACTACTTAGTCTTAAATCACCTGCTGTGTTTGTCGCAGTAGGAGTAAAATCAACCAAAGACTCTTGAGAGCCAAAACGTATTAACAATGGATCTTGGACCGTGGTTCCCAGAGTGTTGGCTCCAAAAACAATAAAGTGTCTGTCTATATCAGAAACCATAACTTGTCTGCCAATTGTAGGTACATCAGAGGCACCAGATTCAGAAGAAAGTGCCACAGCTCTTGAGTTCAACCCGTCTGATTTATCCCAATAAAAAATACCACCATCTCTTGGATTTATAAGTAAATCCTCGCCAAAATTATCATGAGTCCACAAACGAACATTTGCAGTTGTTCCTGTGTCTGCTGCTTCTCCCCAACCAAAAGTTGAAAGATCTGCGTTGATTCCACTGAAACCACCCGCTCCCCAACCATTACCACCAACAGTTGTGTTAAGACCTACATTGATTTGATAAGAGGCATCTCCACCCGAACCACCATTACCACTGTCTGAACTATTTGCAGTTACAGTATTACCACTTGTATCTTTTGCAGTGATCACAAAACTATTAGCATTAGTTATTGAGTCTATTACATATTCTTGATTTAAAACATTGGCTACAATTAAACCACCTAAACTAGCGGCACCAGCGAAAGTAACAAAGTCTCCTTGAACGGCACCGTGAGAGCTATCAGTAACTGTGATACTTGAAGAACCATTCGTAGCTGCAAAGGTTACACTGTTTGTTGAAGTTTTACGAATAGGTGTTACGTCCGTGAATACGCCACTTTCTTCTATATAATACTTTAAGTGTGTGCCTACACCCATGTAGTTTGAACCATCTAGTGCTACATAATTATGTAAGGCTCTCGCTGTTCCCAAATAAGTATTAGAAGAATGTTTAACCCAACCCCCTATTTTTTCTGGAAAAGGAGTATAAAATCTTACCTTTTCACAATCAAAAAAGCCACCTTCATTAGAGTAAGATGTTATCTCTCTGTTGATTCCTGGTTTGAATTTTAAACTGGTTAAAGGCATACTTTTTACTCTGTTTTAATTTTGTTCTGGTGACACTCGCATCATAGAACCTACTGTACTGGTTGGTGATTCTTTAGGTTGCACTAAAACATACCACCCAGTAGCAATATATTTATCACAAGAATAAACGGCATTACCTCTATGGGTATGTGTAAAACTTGCAGGGAAAAAACAAACAGTACCTTTTTTTGGTGGTATTCTTATACCATATTCTAAAAACTCTGTTTCACCTTCACCCTCAGGTATATCATTTAAATATATTGTCCATGCTAAAACTCTTAATGGGTGATTGTTACCTGATTGATGTTCACAATGCCATACATGAAAGCCACCTTTTGGTTCTGTTTTTTGTATCTTTATAGAACAAAGTTCTATATTTTGAAAACCTAAAGAGGGATAATCTTTTATGTATTTTTGTAAGTTTTCTGAAAGAATATTTTTTGTTTCTTGCATTAATGTAGGATTAACAATTCTATAGCCGTCCATAGGAAGTGCTTGATCTTCTAAATACAAGACATGGTCTTTTCTAAATCTTAATTGTGATGGATCATTTGAATGTGGTATATTACTATCTCCACCAAGACCATCTTGCTCTTTAAAAGAATTAAAAGCATTTATAACTTTATCACAATATTCTTTAGATGCTCCATCTGTGTAGCTACCAATGAAACTGTTTTGTAGTTGAAGTTTAGGTAAAGTTTTTAATACAGTCATTTTATTCTTGTATAGCTTCAGTAGGTTCTCTATTAGGGTCATAATCTGCTATAGTTCCATATGTTCCTAATTTTGCTTGTGCAAGAATTTCTCTACCATGTTCTTCTACATCATTTGGCTCAGCCAAAAACATATAATAACCATCATCTTCGGTCATTCCAAGTCCTTCATAGTGAGACCATTTTGCTTCAATCTCTATCATTGTTTGTTCTGCATTTCCCCATCTAGGGTTTTTTGCACCAATTAAAGTGTCTCCAGTTGAGGCTATTGTTATAGGCATTTTATTCTCCTTCTTCTGTTATTTTAATATTAAATGTTAAAGCCATTCTGCTTTTACTTTGGTTTGTTTTTACTTCATGCAACAAATCTGACTCCCAAAGTAAAAATTTTCCTTGAGTTGGCACAAAACACCATTCGGGAGAATTATATTTTGTGAAATCCATTTTATTAAAATTAGACCAAACATCATTATAAACTCCTCTGTTAAAAACTATACTGCTACTATTTGGTTCTGAATAAACATAAAAATTACCACTGAGTTGATTATGTGGACTGTGAACATGACAAGAATGAGAGCCACCTTCATACATTTCTGACAACCAAAACTCATTCATTTTTATTTTAGCATT